AAACTATTTCTGTGCAACCTGGATTGACTGCAAATGGTACACCTACTACTGATATTAATAGTACGATAGATTATGCTAACATTGCCGGAGACGATGATTGGGCAGCTATCATAACAACGGTGGATGACGAATGAATAAACAAATTGATGATTCTTTAGACATGGTACCACTTGACGATATATATGATCCGGCACCAGTCGAAAAAGTAGAACCACCAACTGACATAGAAAACGATTTTACATACGCTCGAGAAAACTTTTATAACGTAATAGAAAAAGGTTCTTCAGCGCTAGAAGATATGTTAAACGTAGCACGTGCGTCTGAACATCCTCGAGCTTATGAAGTTGTTTCTACCATTATGAAAACATTAATGGATGCTAACAAAGATCTTGTTGAGTTAGCTGAAAAGAAAAAGAAACAAGAAACACCTGAAGAAAAACAAAAGGTTACTAATAATAACTTGTTTGTAGGAAGCACAGCAGACCTACAGCAGTTACTTAAAGATATGAAAACTAATGATTGATGCTTTACAAGTTAAAGGTTACAATGGTAACCAAAACATTAAAGGAAAAGGCGTACAAATAGAGTTCACTCCCGAAATGCTTCAGGAGTGGATTAAATGTGCAAAAGATCCTATATACTTTGCAGAGTCTTATATTAAAATCGTGCATGTTGACCACGGTCTTATCCCTATTCAAATGTATGATTATCAAAAAGAGATTGCAGAATCCATTACAAATACTCGTAGAGTAGCTGTAAATACGTCGCGTCAGGCTGGTAAAACTACTACAGCCGTTGCAGTTATCTTACATTACGTATTATTTAACGATCATAAAACTGTAGCACTACTTGCAAACAAAGGCGACTCAGCACGTGAGATTCTTGATCGTATTAAGATTGCGTATGAAGCTTTACCTAAGTGGATGCAGCAGGGTGTGGTAGAATGGAATAAAGGTTCAGTAGAATTTGAAAATGGTTGTAAGATTATTGCAGCAGCTACATCTTCTTCTGCTATTCGTGGTAAATCTATTTCGTTTCTATATATCGATGAGACTGCATTCGTTGAAAACTGGGACGAGTTTTTTGCTTCGGTTTTCCCTACTATTTCATCTGGTAATACTACAAAGATTCTATTTACTTCTACACCAAATGGGTTAAATCACTTTTATAAAACATGTGAAGGCGCAAAAGAAAATAAAAATGGATACATCTATATTGAAGTTCCATGGTGGAAAGTGCCAGGAAGAAATACAGTATGGAAAGATGAAACACTTGCGGCTATGGACTTCGACACTGAAAAGTTTGCGCAAGAATTTGAGTGTCAATTCCTAGGATCTTCTGGTACTCTTATTAGTGGCGGTAAATTAAAATCACTCGTATTTAAAGAACCAATTCATGAAAGAAATGGTTTACGTATGTATGAAGAACCAAAGAAAGGCCGCACATACATATGCGTAGTTGACGTATCACGAGGAAAAGGTTTAGACTATTCTGCATTTCATATTATTGACGCTACAAAAATGCCATATAAACAAGTTTGTACATTTAGAGATAATATGATTGTACCTATGGATTACGCAGAAATCATATGGCGTACAACAAAAACGTATAATGAAGCATTGACGCTTGTAGAAATTAACGATATTGGTGAACAAGTTTCTGAAATATTACATAATGATTTTGAAGTTGAAAGTCTACTCTTTACTGAATCGGCTGGTAGAAGCGGTAAGCGAATATCTGGTGGCTTTGGTAGAAATGTAGATAAAGGTATAAGAACTACTAAAAGCGTAAAAGCAATTGGTTGTAATATGCTTAAAATGATGATAGAACAAGAGCAATTCATACTCAACGACTTTGAAACGATAAAAGAATTATCTACCTTTTCACGGAGAGGTAATTCGTATGAAGCTGAGTCAGGTTGCCACGACGACCTCGTAATGGGACTAGTACTATACGGATGGCTGGCCGATCAGCCATTTTTTAAAGATCTTACTGACATAAATACTCTTGCAGCTTTACGCGAAAAGACAGAAGAACAAATGATAGATGACTTAACGCCCTTTGGATTCTATGACGATGGGATTGAAGAAACTGATAGTATTATCAGCGTACCACGCCAAGACGCATGGCTTTGGTAAATCACAAGTTTTATAAATAATAAGAGAATTCATGAGTAAGTTATACTATTAAGATAACAAAAGGAGAAATAAAATGGCATTTCAGGTAAGCCCAGGAATTAACACTAGTGAGGTCGACCTTACTACGGTTATTCCATCAGTTCCTACAACCGAAGGGGCGTTTGCTGGTGTGTTCAAGTGGGGGCCAATGGATGAACGTGTACTCGTTTCATCAGAAATTGACCTAGCAAATCGCTTTGGCAAACCAGATTCAGATTTTAACTCTGAAACATTCTTTACCGCAGCAGACTTTTTAGCATACGGTAATCAGCTTTTCGTAGTACGTGTTGGTGCTAATACAGCAACATCTACTGCAGGCGCAAACACAGTTGCTGCTGACGCTGGTGAAATTACTGCTAAATATGCTGGTTCAATGGGCGATTCTTTGAAAGTTGAGCTTATTGACGCAGCAACGTTTGGTGGATCGGCAACATATGATGCTTTGTTTGATGAAGCACCGGATGGTGGACATGTTCACATTGCAGTCGTCGACGAAGATGGCATGTTTACTGGCACAGCAAATACAGTTTTGGAAACATTTACTAACGTTTCAACTACAGCTGGTGCAAAAACAGCAACAGGACAAACTAACTACATTATTAACGTACTAAATCAAAGATCAAACTATATTGCTGCAGCAACAGACGCTACTGGCTGGCAAGCCGGTGTAGCTTCACTTACAGGTGGTGCAGATGGTGATGATGAAGCAACTGTTGCAATTGGTACACTTCAAGCTGGTTATGATTTATTCGTTTCACCAGAAGAAGTAGAAATTTCGCTTATCCTTCAAGGTAAAGCACGAGGAAGTGTTAACGATTCAGAACTCGGTAAATATATTATCGAAAATATTGCAGAAGTAAGAAAAGACTGTTTGGCGTTTATTTCTCCTGCATATTCAGACGTAGTAAATCAAACTGCATCAGCTGCTATTACGGCTATTACAGGGTTTAGATCAGATCTTGGACTTAACTCATCTTATGGTGTAATGGATAGTGGATACAAATATCGCTATGACAAATATAACGATACATATATTTACACGCCGCTAAATGGTGATGTAGCTGGTACATGTGTATACACAGATGATGTAAGAGATCCATGGTATTCACCTGCTGGATATAGCCGTGGTAATATTAAGAACGTTATTAAATTAGCATTTAATCCAACAAAAGCACAACGTGATCAAATTTACAAAAAGGGTATCAACCCAGTTGTTATTCAGGCTGGTGCGGGTACTGTGCTTCTTGGAGATAAAACACTACAACCTTCACCATCATCGTTCGACAGAATCAACGTAAGACGCTTGTTTATTGTTTTGGAAAAAGCAATTTCGAGAGCAGCAGTAACTACACTGTTCGAGTTTAATGATGAATTTACTCGTGCACAATTTACAAACCTTGTAGAACCATTCCTAAGAGATGTACAGGGTCGTAGAGGTATTACTGATTTCCGAGTAGTTTGTGACGGTACAAACAATACTCAAGACGTTATTGATCGTAACGAGTTTATTGGTGACATCTACGTGAAACCTGCTCGTGCGATTAACTTCATTCAACTTAACTTTGTCTCGGTGAGAACAGGGGTTGAATTTGAAGAAATCGTTGGCCGTTTCTAATAAATAACTAAAACAAGGAGTTTAAGACATGGCCTTTAACATTAACGAAATTAAATCCCAGCTGGTATACGGAGGAGCGAGACCTACGCTCTTCCAATGCCAAATTACTAATCCAATTCAAGGTGCAGCAGATTTGAAAGTGCCATTCATGGTACGAGCAACTACAATGCCAGCATCTACACTTGGAACGATTGAAGTACCATACTTTGGTCGTAAAGTAAAAGTTGCTGGTGATAGAACATTCGACACTTGGTCAGTTACAGTAATAAACGATGAAGATTTCCTTATTCGTAACGCAATGGAAGAATGGTCAAGCGCTATTAATACTCATTTAGATAACCTAAGAGCAACAGGATCAAGTTCACCTATTGACTATAAATCACGTGCTCAAGTTACTCAATATAGTAAAGATGGCCTAGCACTTCGTACATATAGTTTCGAAGGTATTTTCCCGGTTGAGATTTCCGATATTGGAGTCGATTGGGATACTACTGATTCTATTGAAGAGTTTACGGTAACATTCCAATACGATTGGTGGAACATTAGTTCTTCACGTACTGGACTAGGTGGAACCGGAACTAGCGTAACTGCGCCTGACGGCACAACTTAATAATTGAATTTAGTGTAAGCAGGGTCGCTTTGACCCTGCTGTTTCCTAAGGATATTTCATGAAAATTTTCGGTTTCGAAATAAAAAGACCTGAAGAAGAGGATCAGCTTAAATCATTCGTCGAACCGTCGGATGATGATGGTGCGTTAACTATTGCTGCTACACCTTCTGGTGGTATTTTTGGACAATCATTTATTGATATGGATGGGGCAGCTAAGAATGAAGCTGAACTCATCACAAAGTATAGACAAATGGAACAGCATCCAGAAGTTGCAAAGGCAATTGAAGATGTTGTAAATGAAGCTATTATTGTAGCTGACGACTCACGTGTTGTTGATATTAACCTAGACGATACTGAGTTATCTGACAAAATTAAAAAACTTGTTTCTGAAGAATTCCAAAACATTTTGGATTTGATGGATTTTTCAAACAAAGGTTATGATATTTTTAGCCGCTGGTATGTTGATGGAAGATTACGTTATCACGTAATGATCGACAACGACAAGCTAAAAGAAGGTATTCAGGAATTACGTTACATTGACCCTCGTAAACTACGTAAAGTAAAAGAGGTATCAAAGTCTAAAGATAAAGAAGTTGACGTAGTTCTTAAAAAAGTAAAGAATGAATATTGGATTTTTAACGATAAAGGGTTTAGTGGGAATAAAAACTCAAAAGCAATCTCAGACTTTTCTTCTGTAAAAGGTGTAAGAATTGCAAAAGACTCGATCGTTGAATGTACATCTGGTATTTTGAATGAAACAAATTCTTTAGTATTATCACATTTGCATAAAGCAATTAAGCCACATAACCAATTGCGTATGCTTGAAGATGCTGCAGTTATTTACCGTTTAGCACGTGCTCCAGAACGTAGAGTATTTTATATTGATGTTGGTAACCTTCCAAAAATGAAGGCTGAACAATATCTACGTGATATGATGGTAAAACATAAGAATCGTTTAGTATATGATGCTACGTCGGGTGAAATTCGAGATGATCGTCGTCATATGACTATGATGGAAGACTTTTGGCTACCGCGGAGAGAAGGTGGTCGTGGTACAGAAATTACTACACTGCCTGGTGGACAAAACCTAGGTGAAATGGACGATGTTCTTTATTTCCAAAAGAACCTATACAAATCACTAAATGTTCCAGTTTCTCGTTTAGAAGCTGATGCTGGTTTCTCATTGGGTAGAGCGTCTGAAATTTCTCGTGATGAAGTTAAATTTGCTAAGTTTATACAAAGACTTCGTGCGAGATTCTCAATCTTATTTGACGACATTCTTGAAAAGCAACTTATTCTTAAAAATATTATGACTCTTGAAGAATGGAAAGAAATTCGAAATAAGATTCGTTATGACTATCAACAAGATAATCACTTCGAAGAATTAAAACAAGCTGAGATTCTTCGTGAAAGATTACAAACTCTTCGCGATATTGAAGAGTATGTTGGTACATACTACTCACGTGAGTGGATTCGTAAGAATGTTCTTCATCAATCTGATGACGATATTGAAAACATTGACAAACAGGTCAATGATGAGAGAGAATCTGAAGCTGAAGAAGAACCAGATATAAATAGTAATAATGATAATGAAATGAATGGAGAACAGTAATCATGGACAATATGAACGTTGCAGATATTATTCAACAAGCTTTTAATAATAGACCTCAAGGTGTAGAGGATGCGTTTAATAACGTAATTCAACAAAAGATGGCAGACGCCATTGAAACTCGTCGCCAAGAGATTGCTAATACTTATTATGGCTCCGAAGATGAAGCAGAAGCAGAAGCAGAAACAGAAATTGAAGCTTCATCTGACGTCGAGCCCGAAGAAGAATATGAAGAAGATCAAGTAGAAGTAGAGGAACCTACAGATGAAGACGTTTAAACAACTAGTTTCTGAAGTTGCCGAACCTCGTGGTGGCGACGAGAAACGTTTTAAAGATAAACATGTTGTAGCTAAGACTAAACATCCAGTTGCTGATGACGATCAGTTTGTAGCTAAAACAAAGAAAGATAAGTCTAAGCCTGCTGGTTACCACGACGGCGAAGACGAAGAAGTGTATGAGTCGGCTGAGGCCGATATACATACTAAAAGAGCTGATAAGAAAGCTGTGATTGTGCACGATGTTGATTCTCGCACCGGCCAATCCAAAACGATCGTAAAGAAGCAACGTGCTGGTGAAATCAAAATTGAAGAAGTAGAACATATTGCAGAAGATATGTTTACTGGACTTCATAAACTAAAAGATGGTAGTTCAGTACGTGTGGACAAGAAACAAAACGAAATGCTTACTGCTTTGTTTAAAGAGCTAAAAGGTTCTAATCGAGAAAAAATGAAGCAAAAAATGATGAGTGGTAAAAAGGGATTCGGAGAAATCCTAGCATTTGCTAAGAACGCGGTATAAGGATAAGTCAGATGAAACTGATTAAGGAAATTAACGAAGAGTTAGAATACATTGCCGAAGATATTCTCGATGAAGAGGGTAACAAAACCGGTAAGAATTACTTCATTGAAGGTATTATTATGCAAGGCGACATTAAAAATCGCAATGGGCGTGTATATCCTTCAGAAGTATTGATGAAAGAAATGACTCGTTATAATGGAAACTACGTTTCAAAAAATAGAGCGTATGGTGAGCTTGGACATCCCGATGGTCCAACAATTAACCTTGATCGAGTTTCTCACATGTTCACAGATCTTCGTCAAGAAGGTTCGAATGTTGTAGGACGTGCTAAAGTTATGGATACACCAATGGGTAAGATTGTAAAAAGTCTTATCGATGAAGGTGCTAACCTAGGCATTTCTTCACGTGGCATGGGTTCATTACGTAAGAATAGTAATGGAATCATGGAAGTTCAGGGCGACTTTATGCTGGCAACAGCCGGTGATATTGTTGCTGACCCATCTGCACCAGATGCTTTTGTACAAGGTATTATGGAAGGTGTTGATTGGGTATATGATGTTGCTGCTCAAACTTGGGTTGCACAAAATACCTTTGACCAAATTGAAGAAGAGGTTAAAACTATGAGTTCTCAACAGCTTGAAGAACAAGCCGAGACTCTGTTTCGCAGATTTATGAATTCACTTGTATAAAGTTGTAATATTATAAATAATACAGATTATTACCTAAAGGAGAAAATCTAATGGCAGATCAAGAATTTGAGCAATTAGACGAGGTTAAAGCAACTGGTGAAGATTCGGAAGCAAACGATCCGGTAACACCAGCTGGCGGCGACCCTAAGAAAAAGAATCGTCCTGCTGACAAAAGCATGTCAGTAGACCCAAAGGCAGATAACATTGAGGATACTGTAAAAACACCTCAAGGTTCAGATCCTAAGAAAGCAAAAGAGCCTGCACCTGGTGTTGGCATGAAAGAATCAGTAGAAGAAATGTTTGCTGGTCAAGAGCTTTCAGAAGACTTTAAAGAGCGCGCAACAGTGATCTTCGAAGCTGCAGTTAATGCTAAAGCTATCGAAGTAGCAGCACGTTTGGAAGAAGACTTCAATACAAAACTTGACGAACAGGCAGAAGCTTCTGTTAACGAACTCGTTGAGAAAGTAGATTCCTATCTAGATTATGTTGTTGAAAAGTGGATGGAAGAAAATGAATTGGCTATCGAATCTGGTATTCGTACAGAAATGGCTGAATCATTTATGAACGGTCTAAAAGACCTATTTGTTGAGCACAATGTAGACCTCGATGATGAGGCCGCTGACGTTGTTGCTGAAATGGCAGAAGAACTTGAAGAGCGTGAAGCTAAGATTGCACAAGTAATGGAAGAAGCTATTGCATTGCGTAAAGAATTAGCTGAAGCACATAAGCAAGATGCTCTTGAAGAAATCAGTGAAGGACTTACTGAAACTCAAACTGAAAAGTTTGAGAAGCTTGTAGAAGGTGTTGAATTTGATTCAATCGAAGACTACAAGAAAAAAGTAGGCATCATTAAGGAAAACTACTTTGGTGGTAAAACACTTACCGAGGAAGTTGATGAAGTCGATCCTATCGAGGAAGAAGCAGTGGAAACGCGTCACGTAGACCCAGCTGTCGCATCGTACGCAGAAGCAATTTCTAGATCTCTTAGAAAATAAGTAAATTATAAATAATCTTAGACAAACCTTAAAAAGGAGATAACAACAAATGTCTATCGAACAACTTAACGAAAAGTGGCAGCCCGTCCTGGAGCACGGAGATCTTGGTAAGATCGAAGACGCTCATAAGCGTTCGGTTACTGCTCAGCTTTTGGAAAACACAGAAAATGCGTTGAAAGAAGGAAACGCATGGAGTGTAAATTCACTATTGGCAGAAGCACCAACTAACTCAGTTGGTAATGGCGAAGTCCAAAACTACGATCCAGTGTTGATCTCTTTGGTACGTCGCGCAATGCCAAACTTGATTGCATACGATATTGCAGGCGTTCAGCCAATGACAGGCCCAACAGGCTTGATCTTTGCGATGCGCTCGAAGTATGCAGTTGATGCAGCTAACACAGCTACATGGACAGAATCATTCTACAACGAAGCCGACACAGACTTCTCAGGTACAGGTACTCATGCTAATACATTGGGTTCAGGTTCTGAAACAACTGGTACTGGTATGGCAACTACTGCTGCTGAAGCACTAGGTGACGGTGGCGGATCAGATTTCAACGAAATGGCGTTTGAAATCGAAAAAGTATCTGTTACAGCGAAATCACGTGCGTTGAAAGCAGAATACACAACTGAACTAGCACAAGACTTGAAAGCAATTCACGGTCTTGACGCTGAAACAGAGTTGGCCAACATTTTGACTTCAGAAATTCTTGCTGAAATCAACCGTGAAGTTGTACGTACAGTATACAACACAGCGGTACAAGGTTCAACTTCAGGCACAGCGGCAAACGGTACATTCGACCTAGACGTCGATGCAAACGGTCGTTGGTCAGTTGAAAAATTCAAAGGCTTGATGTTCCAAATCGAACGTGAAGCAAACCAAATCGCGAAAGATACACGTCGCGGTAAAGGTAACATCATCATCTGCTCTTCAGACGTTGCTTCTGCATTGCAAATGGCTGGTGTCCTAGATTACACACCTGCTCTAAACAGCAACAACCTAAACGTAGACGACACAGGCAACACATTTGCTGGTGTACTTAACGGTCGTTTCCGTGTATACATCGATCCATATGCTGGTGCAAACTACATGGTCGTTGGTTATAAAGGTTCTTCAGCGTTTGATGCGGGTATGTTCTATTGCCCATACGTTCCGCTACAAATGGTACGTGCAGTTGGTGAGAACACCTTCCAGCCAAAAATCGGGTTTAAAACTCGTTACGGCATGGTTGCAAACCCATTCGCACAAGGTACAGCTCAAGGTGCAGGCGCTCTTACAGCGAACACTAACTTGTACTATCGCCGTACAGCGGTTACTAACATTCTTTAATAAGAAGTCGGATAAACCGAACGAAACTAAAGGGAGCCTTCGGGCTCCTTTTCTTTTATATAAATAGTTGGGTATCAACGAGGATATACTATGGCAATTCAAAATATTCAACAGAATTATCTTTCACCGGTAGAGTTTAGATTCGTGATTGAGCGTTTGCCAAACGTGACGTTCTTTACTCAAGGTGTATCATTACCTGGCGTAAATGTACAACCCGTGGAAAGAGGTACACCATTTAAAGCTATGTATTTTTCTGGTGATAGATTAACCTATGATCAGTTTTCTGTAACTTTTCGTGTTGACGAAAATATGAATAGCTATAAAGAAATTTACAATTGGATGGTTGGTTTAAGTTTTCCTGATAGTTACGAACAGCATGCTGCATTAGGAAGAGCAGAAAATAAATTTTATTCTGATGGATCTTTACTTGTTATGAGTAATGGTAAGAATCCAAATATTCTATATAACATTAAAGATATGTTCCCTGTAAGTTTAAGCCCCGTTGATTTAGATACTACTGTAGGTGATATTCAATATGTCACTGCAACAGTTACTTTCCAAATTGCATCATATGATATAGAAATAGTGACAAGATAATATGAAAATTTTAATCATGGGATTACCAGGATCCGGAAAAACTTGGTTAGCTGAACGTCTTCAGAAACATTTAGAGTGCGCGTGGTATAACGCTGATGCTATCCGTAAGATGGCAAATGACTGGGAATTTAGCGAAGAAGCTAGACTCAGACAAGCACGTCGCATGCGCAATTTAGCAGACTACGAAAAAGGTTGTGGTCGTACAGTCATTTGCGATTTTGTTTGTCCTACAGAAATGACTCGATATATTTTCGAAGCAGATCTTACTATATGGATGAATACTATACAAGAAGGTAGATTTGAAGATACAAATAAAATGTTTGAAGAACCTACTGACTTTGATTATATTATTGAAGATTTTTTATCTGATGACAAAATTGAACAAATGGCAAAAAGAATGAAGGAACTATACGATGTTTAATCCGTTTAAACCCACAGCTCAAATGTTAGGACGATGGCAACCTTGGCATAAAGGGCATACAACTCTCTTTAAAAAAGCACTATTGGAAACTGGTCAGGTTTGCATTATGATTCGTACAGTACCACAAGACGAAGATGCTTCGGGTGGTAGAACTATGGTACAAGACGATAATCCATTTACTGTAGAACAGGTTATCCAAAATATTAAGAATGCTTTACTCGATGAAGGATTCAAATATAACGAAGAATATACTATTATGACTGTACCAAATATCGTTGATATTAGTTATGGTCGCGGTGTGGGTTATACCTTTACGCAACATGATCTGGGTGAAGATATACATAATATTAGCGCTACTAAAATTCGTGCACAACTAAGGGCTGAAGGCAAATTAGATTGACATTCTTTCTCTCTTATAATATAATATATTGAATCGTGATATAGGAGTAGAGTATGAAGATTGAAGAAATATATGAAATGTGGGCTACAGATGGTAGCATTGATGAGACAAATATATCAGGCGAATCGGCTAGCATTCCAAAACTCCACAACAAATATTTTCAGTTATATGTGCAAGAAGGTTTACGACTCAAGAAGTTAAAAGCTGACTATAAGCAATTATATAAATTAAAGACAGAGTACTATAAAGGTGAACTCGATATTGAAGAATTAAAAGAATATGGATGGAGCCCACAACCTTTAAAAATTCTAAGACAAGACATCCCAACATATTTAGAAGCTGACAAAGATATAGTTAATCATAGTCTTAAAGTTGGTTTACAAGAAGCAGTAGTAGAATATCTCGAATCTATTATTCGTCAGATTAATAATCGTAACTTTTATTTAAAAAATATTATTGATTGGGAGAGATTTAGAACAGGAGCATAATGGATAAAGTATTTGTAGAAAAAGTGAATGAAGTATACGTGAAAGTACATGCAGAACCTGGCGTCAAAATGGAGATGTCAGAGTATTTTACGTTCTTTGTTCCTGGATATAAATTCATGCCTGCCTATCGTAATAAGGTATGGGATGGGAAAATTCGTCTACTCAATACTATGACCGGCTACATCTATGCGGGCCTGATAGGATATATAAGTAATTTCTGTAGTCAGCGAGACTATGAACTTGAATTAGATGGAGCACTAAAAAATGAACAAAATTATGAAGATGACTACGGCTACAAACTCGCCAAGGAATTTGATTCGGCGTTTGAGCCAAGAGAATACCAAAACGAAGCTGTCGTACGATCCCTCCGGAGTAAGCGTGGCCTTTTACTCTCACCCACCGCGTCAGGAAAATCTTTCATTATCTACCTCTTATCCAGATACCATAGAGAATACGGACGCAGAATTCTTATCGTCGTACCAACAACTTCACTCGTATCTCAAATGGCAAGCGACTTCGTTGAATACAACAAAGGACGACAACTAGACATTCATAAAATTATGGCTGGCGTTGATAAAAACGTTGAAGCTGATTATACTATTACTACTTGGCAATCTGTGTATAAAATGCCAAAGGATTGGTTTTCTCAATTTGATGTAGTAGTCGTTGACGAAGCCCACCTTGCTAAAGCAAAGTCACTTACCAAAATACTTGAAAAAATGCCAGAAACTGAATACCGTTATGGGTTTACTGGTACGTTAGACGATACTCAAACACACGAATTAGTGCTCACTGGTTTGTTTGGGCCAGTTTATCAGGTAACTGAAACTAAAAAGCTTATCGAAGAAAAGACTCTTGCTGAGTTTAATATTAAAGCTATTACACTTCAATATAGTGACGAGATAAGAAAGATAAATAAGAATAAGTCGTACCAAGAAGAAATAGATTGGATCGTAAAGAATGAAGCGCGTAATAAATTTATACGAAACTTGGCTCATAGCTTACCAGGCAATACTCTTATTTTATTTCAATTTGTGGACAAACATGGCAAAGTCCTTGAGCCAATGCTTCACAAAAAAGGAAAGACTGTCCACTTCATTCATGGCGGGGTTGGGGCTGAGGATAGGGAATCTGTTCGTGGTATTGTTGAATCTTCTGGTGATAACATTATCCTTGCCAGCTATGGTACTTTTAGTACTGGTGTTAATATTAAGCGACTTGATAATATTATTTTCGCAAGTCCTTCAAAGTCAAAAATAAGAAATCTTCAATCAATAGGTCGAGTTTTAAGAAAAGGTAATGGAAAAGAAAAAGCAACTCTTTATGACATTGTAGATGATTTACAGTGGAAGTCACATAAGAACTTTGCGGTAAGGCACTTTATGGAAAGAGTTAAAACATATTCAAACGAAGGTTTTGAGTTTAGAATATATAACGTAGATCTGAAAGGATAGTATATGAATTTAATGCACGTTAAACTTCGTACTGGCGAAGATATACTATGTCAAGTTGAAGATTTAAGTGGAAAGTATAAAGTAATCGCGCCGGTACAAATAAATATTAATCCAGTCAACGGGATCTTTGTACGAGACTGGTTGCTTTATTCAGAAGATAATTTTATTTTTATCGATAAAGCAGATATATATTTTTGTAATGTTGCTTCTGAAAAAGCAATGATGTATTACGAAGAATATCTGTATCAGCAAGTAGAAGAACCAGACGAAGAATTAAGCGACTTAGAAGAGTTGTTTATGACCATGATGGAATCAAAGGAGTTTATCAAACATTAATTTGTTTAAACCTTAATAAGATTATATCAACAACATCAAGAATGTCAACCGTTAATTTACTGTACACAGCAAAAAAAGTTGTGTACATTTGTCGTTACTTGTGATAGATTAGATTATAGAAATAACAGGAGTAATCATGGCAAGAAAAGCAAAACGCAATTACGTCAACAACGCTGAGTTTTATTCAGCTATGGTTGACTACAAACAAATGTGCAAAGATGCCGAAGAGTCTGGTGAAGAAGTACCACGTATTCCCAATTATATTGGAGAGTGTATCTATGAGATAGCTAATCGTTTATCTTATAAGCCAAACTTTATTAACTATTCGTATCGTGATGATATGATTTCAGATGGTATTGAAAACGCGGTTATGTGTGTACGTAACTTTGATCCTGAAAAATCTAAGAATCCTTTTGCCTATTTTACTCAAGTTATTTACTTTGCTTTCATTCGTAGAATCCAAAAAGAAAAGAAGCAGTTATACGTAAAGCATAAAGTAGTTGAGAACTCAGTAGTTACTGGCACTATTGTAAATAACTCAGATCACTCTGAACTTGGTGGTGCTGCCTATGTAGATCTCAATAATGATTACATGAGTGACTTTGTACGCAATTACGAAGACTCAATGGAAAAGAAAAAGAAAGTAAAAGAAAAAAAGAAAACAGGACTTGAAAACTTTTTTGATGAGGATAAAGAATGAAACCTATTCCCGTGCTTATCGAAGACATGATCAAAAAGGTCAATGATAAGTCAACCCACCCTGAACAACGACAGCATTATGCTAAAACACTTGAACATATTATTGAAGAAGCTCAACGTGCTGTAAATAATTATGACCGTGAACGAATGGCGAGTTTTAAAAATAGATGAAGATTGCTGTAATTACTGACACCCACTGGGGCGCAAGAAATGATAATCTTGCGTTCTTAAATTATTTTACACGATTCTATAGAGAAGTATTTTTCCCTACATTAAAAGAACGTGATATTTCTCACGTACTACACCTTGGTGACTTAACTGACAGACGTAAGTACATTAATTTTGTTACAGCTAAGAGAATGAATGATGAATTCCTTAAGCCTATGTATCAAAATAATATATCGTTTGATGTAGTCGTAGGTAATCATGATACATTCTATAAGAATACAAATAGTGTAAATAGTATCAATGAATTATTTGGCCATGCTCGCTACGATAATATGCGTGTACATTGGAACAATATGTTCGATCTTATGTTTGATGATGGATGTCACATATTGATGGTGCCTTGGATATGCGCAGAAAACAAAGATAAGTTTATGGCTGAGCTTAATGTGTCTACTGCTAATGTAGTAATGGGCCACTTTGAGATTACTGGTTATGAAATGATGAAAGGCCAACTATGTGATCATGGCTTAGATAAAAACGTATTCAAAAAGTTTGATAGTGTTTACTCTGGTCACTTTCACCATCCATCATCTCATAGTAATATTACTTACCTAGGTGCTCCGTATGAAATGACTTGGAGCGATTATGAAGGTAAACGTGGATTCCATATATTCGACACCGAAACACGTGAGATGGAGTTTATACCTAATCCATTCCGCATGTTCCATAAGATATTCTATGACGATACGAATATGACTATCGAAGATGTAACTCAACTCGATACAGAACAGTTGACAAATGCATTCGTTAAGGTTATAATCAAGAACAAAGATAACCCTTATATTTTTGATTTGTATCTCGATCGCATTCAGCAA